AGAGAATTATTCTTTGGCTCAGGCATACCGGGAACTTCAAGCTACTCACCGGGCTTTATGCAACAAGCATTCAGAGCTTCTGAGAAAACATTTTATGACGAGCAAGGCAATCCTGTTGTCGTTCCTGAGCAAGTCGCGGGACTTTCTCCTGAGCAGTTAGCAGCGATTAACCTATCCAGAGAAAACATTGGCATTCAAGACCCGTACTTATTTGACCAGTTTAATGACCAGAATGCACTTACAAGCATGGGCGCAGAGGGATACTTTGGGCAAGGTCTCGAAAGTTTATTTGGTAGACAAG